GTTTGTGTTTCGTCAGACATGGATAAGCCGCAGGCTTAATTACGCTGTCATCGTAATGGCGCGGCACGATTGTGTCAAAGCGTGAGTGGGACACCCCAGTTCGTCAACCATGGAATCAACTGATCAAGCAATGCCTTGATGCAATTGATCGCCATGAGGAGCTGTACCGCAAAACTGATAATGGCTGGCACGCTGCCAAGGCGCAAGACTTGCGGTGGTATATCTCTGAGCTAAAGACTTGGATCCACGCGCAGGAGCGTGTTGGGTAATCACTTGCGCTTGGGTTTCTTGGCAGTCTTAGCCGCAGCCTTAAATGCAGCAGCAGTAGGGCGACCTGCTTCACCCTTGCGTGCCATGCGCTCGTTGCTGCCAGCTTCAATGCGCTTGCGCTTGGCTGCGATGTTGGCGTAGAGGCCAGGTTTCTTAGCCATCACTTCTTACCCTTTGGCTTGCGTGACTTTCCGGCTTTTGACAGCGCGATTGCGATTGCTTGCTTTTGCGGTTTGCCCGCCTTCATCTCCGCCTTGATGTTGGCTGAGATCACATCCTTTGATTTGCCTTTCTTCAACGGCATGACGCCACCTGCTGGGTTCACCCAGTTTAAGCAGGTCTGGCGATGCCCAAAACTGCGTGCCATCTTCGCGTTGGCATAGCACGGCATTAACCCACGCCTCACCAATCAACGCTTCTACCGGATCACTAATGATCAGGCCGTTGACAAAATGCCGAAGGTTAGGCAGGTCCATATCGTTTGCGGAGCTGCTCTAAGGTTAACTCTGCGCCATCATCACGCACCAGCTTGGCGATGGCATCACGTGGGCCGTATTTATCTGCAAGCCGGTTGAAGTATGCAACCTTGCCGGGACCTAACGCTTCAGCTTGCACACTGCGTGGCTGCTTAGATAGCCATTCGCCATAGCTTTGGTTGATTGGCACTTGGCCATCTTTACTGGCGCGGGTTGCCGTGGTTGATGACGGCAAGATGTCTGGGTCAATGATTGGTACGGTTGTCGAGCGGCAGTTGAAATGCTGCGGCGGCGTTGGTCCCTTGCCGTATTCAAACTCTTTACCATCCAGAGCCCGGCAGATGGCGCTGGTTCGCGTGTCCAATGTGGCGATGTAGCGATACTTTTTAGTGATGTCTTGATTGGCCTCATACACCTGCTGGCTGGCGGTATTAGCTACTTGATTAATGCTGGTGCGAACTAGCGTGATGATTTGATTATCAGCAACGGCTGTCGCTTGCCCGCCTGCTGCTACCAGTTGACGGACGGTTTTAGCCTCCTCGCCAAATTGCAGGCTACCAATCAACCGCTTGGCAATATCTGGTGTTGGCTCACCAGTGAGCAAACCTTGCCGCACCACCTGCGAAAACCGCTCAGCCTGATCGACGGCAACACCACGAAATGCCTTTGTGATGACCTCGCCATTGGGCAGCGTGATGGTTGCACCTTGCGCAGCAGTCAGGCTGAATGTCTGCGGTGCGCCTTGCACTGCTGCAAATAGGTCATCCGATAATGCCACCACATTAAGTTGCGTCGGGTCAGTGGTGACCACGCTCTGCGCAAACTGCGGGCTGATCTCAACGGTGCGTACCGCATCACGACTACCGGCTGGCAATGCACGGCGCAACTGCTCGGTGACAAACTCCGACTGCAGCTCCGCTAATCCCTGCAGTTCCAATGCGGTCAGCTCAGTTGCATCACCAGCCCAAGTGCCAAGCGAGTCTTTCAGTTGCGCCAAAATGCCACGCAACCTAGCCGCCTTCACTGGTGCGGCTAGATCATCAATGGCCCGCAATTGATTGACCGCATCAATAATGATGTCGTTATATGCATTGATAACACGTCGCGCCACGCTATTGCTATACCTGTTAAGGTCAATTGCATTGCGGTATAGCGACGCTGGTGTGCTCATTGGATGATGCCTAGATCCTTGGCGGCATACCCCGAGCGGATGCTTACATTAGCACCACGCTGCAATGCACTTGTAACAATTGCAGCAAATGCGTCATAACCATTCTGGCCATCTTCCATCAGCACCATTTCATCAATTTCATCCGGCTTGCCATCTACGTACCAGCTAACGCGGATGATCGCTAGGATCTCATCCGGCAGGTTGCTGACGTGATAATCAAGTTCCTGCTTCCTCGGCTTCCTCGGCCTCTTCGGTTCGATCATCACTGCTAAGTCGATTAACCAACTGATCAGGTTGTCTAGCAGTTTGTACGTCCATGCCCGCATTAGCTGTGGCCTCCAGTTCTTCATCAACATCAAAGTCATCACCTAGCACCTCGCCATCAGACAATTGCTGCAGCAGGGTTTCTTGGGTGATGGTCCCTGCAGTGTAAAGCTGCAGCAGGCTGTTGATCTCCTGCGGGTCCAGCCTGGTGCCCATAAAGTCGCGGTTGACATGACAGCTACCAGCAGCTTCGTTTTGACCGAGGTACTGCGCATGGAATTGCAGGCAGTTGTCGATCATGTCCTGCATGTTTTGCGCAATCACCATCATGGTGCTGTCGCCTTGGCTGCGGTTAATGCGCTTGGCTTCGGCAGTTTCAGCCGTCAGCTTTTGGCCCAGTACCGCCGATAGGCCAAGTTCATTGATCTGCGCCGCAAGTTGCTCCAGCCGCTTGAACTGGTATTCGTAGCTGGTGCCGCCTGGTTCGATGTACTCAGCGCGGCCTTCAGCAGGAAATGCAATCGCCTCGCCGGGACCAGCGGATACTTCCTCAGCGCTACTGGGGAAGCCGTAAAACGCCAGCATCGGCACTGCCGAGATGTGCAGTTGATTGTCGAGGTCTGACTGAATCTGATAGGTTTTTAGGTTCAGCTCGGCAATATCCTCCAGCGGCGGCCTTGACTCCATAAAGCCAATGCGGTTGGAGTAGGCAATGCTGAATGGAATCTCGCTCAGACTGGTGCGGCCCTCGTCAACAATTTGAAAGTCGCCCTTGTCGCCCTTTTGGTGGATCTGGTACTCACCAGGCGTCAACACCCGCACCTGCTGCACCACCTTCTCGCCATACAAGCCATCAGGCACGCTGGCCAGCTCTTGCAGCCTGAGCATGGTCAACTGCTGCTTGCCTTCCTTGGTTTCAGTGCGCCAACCAAGGATTTGGCGTGGCGTGTAGTTCACCCAATAGGGTCTACCCCCATCAGCCGGTGCATCCACCAATGTACCAATGTGGCCATAACGGACCATCTTGCGCGCGGTTTCATACGTCCAAACATTGAGGTCATTGCCATTTAGGTCAACATCAAACAACTGCTCGGTAATGGTGTCGCTGGTATCAACCAACCGCACCGGCTTGCGCGTCAACATGCCAGCTAGCAACCGCTCCAAACGCTGGTAGTACGGCGGGCATACGCTGCGTGCTAGACGGTTGTCGTAGGACTCGTCTAGCTCGCGCGGTTCCTGCGGCAGGTAACGGCGATGCTTTTGCCGCATCCCAAAAGTGCCCTGCAGCAAGTCTTCAATCAGAATCCAATGCGCCTCTTGCGCATACCATGCAGTATTGGGGTCCTGTACACGGGTGACCTTACGCTCAGCCGTAGGGCGGTCGTAGTAATTGAAACCCGTGTACATGTGACCCCGTTACCGCATCAAGCTGCAGTCAGTGTAACGCTATTGCGGTTTACCTTGATCTCAAAGCCATCACCAGGCTTGAAGCCCATCTCGTCAAGGTAGGCACTGCCAACCATCAGGTTGCCGTTGAATTGCACCTTGGTCTTGTAGCTGAGTTTACGACCCGGCTTCTTGGGTGTAGTCAGCTTGAGGCCTTTGGCTTCCAGCAGCGCTTCGTAGAACTGAGTAAAGCACAGCTTGTCAGCCTTGACGTAACCGCAAGCGCGGACAATATCAGACTTATTGCAGTCGCCAAGCTCCTTGACTTTGGCGAGCAGGTCAGCACCAGTGAGCATTTGAATAGTAAATGGTGGGCGGGTTTAATATAGCCTAATGCCAGTCCCACGTCCAGCACCTGCATGGAGTGGGTTGAACTCACGCCAGATCACGTAACCAAGCGCGTCATTCATGTGGTCGTAACCGGCATCCTTATCGGGGTCGCCTTTCTCGTTGTAACTCTGCAGCTCTAGGCACTCGATCACTTTGCGACAACCTGCGGCAATGGTGAGTCTGACCTGACCTTTGCCATTTTCCAGCAAAGCCTGAACAGCGGCCACCCGATCACGAACGGGAGGATTGCTGCGTGTTGATTGGTTGCTGAAGCCATAGGACTCCAGGATCTGAATGTCGGTCTGACTTGCGTTGGTGCTGCGGTTGCCGCCGCTGGCGTCCGGGTAGATGTACACCTGCCGCTGCGGGTAACGCCGTTGGATCTTCTGCGCCAATGCGTCGGTGTCATGGGCGCCACTGATCTCATCAATGACTAACAAGGTGCTGCCCTGCCGGATGGCGATAACGGCGGACATGTTGCCAACGTTAAAGTCAACGCCAACCCTCAGCGGTTCACGGCTGGTGTCTGGCGGGTTGGTCGTGATGTGCTTGCTGCGGTCAAAGCGGTCATAGACCTGACCAGTGGTGAGGTTGACAAACTCGCCGTCGAGATATGCACGCAGCAACTGCGGGTCATAGTTGGCCTGCAGTCGCTCAATGAAATCCGGAGGCAGGTGGGGGTTGTCTGCCGTGCGCATCTTGATGAGCTTGCGGTCAGTGCGCTGCTGGGCGTCATCACTGCCGAAGGTATTCCACATCCACCTGAAACCCTCGGGTGTGGATGCTGCGGCAAACTGCCGGACATTGCCTGAACGCAAGCGGCCAAGGATTTTGGGAAATGCTTTATTGGCGATGTTGGGCGTCACCGTGTCGATCTCGTCGGCCAGCACCCATGCAAGGTTCAAACCAATGATGCGTGACCAGTTCTCAAAACTGCGGCACAGGATCTTGGTGTCGCCGCCTGGCAGGTGCAGCGTGTACTCCGGCAGCGGTGATGCGCGGAATGTGTACGGAATGTCGTATGCCTCTAGGAAGTCATCAAAGTCGTTCTGCCAAATATCGCGGATCAATGGGCCAGTAGGCTCCATCACGGCGCCGATAAAGCCCTGATTGGCTGCAGCCAGCATCACCGCTTTGGCGCACAATGCCCGTGTTTTGCCAGCGCCGTAGCCAGCCGAGATGCCGATGATCTGCGTGGTGGCATCATCCACAAATGCAAGCTGCCCGGGATGCAGGTCGCTGCGGATGCTTGTTACCAGCTCATCCATGGATGCCGCTGTTGGCATCTCCATGAAGCTAAGCAGCGGCGCATCTTCGCAGATGCCTGCGACGAGGCTCACGACATCTCAAATCGCAGCAACCGCGCTTGCTTTTCAAGCGCCATCAACGCGGTTCCAAGTTGGTCTTTATCTGATGCGCGGCGCTCGTATTCTTGGGCTCGGGCTAACGCAGCTTCAAGCCACTGCGGACGCGCAAGCTCAGCATCAAGTGCTAGCAGCTTGCGCGCTTCAGCTAGGTAATCACGAACTTGGCGTTCAGTAATACCCCACTTTTCGGAACCGTACTGAACGATTTGATTATGGCTGTATGCGCGCAGAAGCAATCCGTAAACCTCGTTTACGCGGTTCTGGATTTCATCTTTGGAGCTTTTGCGCGCCATTGAATCAGTTACGAATTTGCACAGGCATTATCAGGTAAGTCTGATCTGATGCATTAGATGGCGTCAAGACTACAGGAGTCGCTGGGCCATTTGCTGACAGTGTAACGGATTCTGCAGAGCGAAATGCCTTGAGGCCGTCTAGGAGGTAGTGGACATTGAATGCCCAGGCGCCAGATGCGGTGCCGGTGTAGGTGATGAGTTCTTTGCCATTGCTGGCATCAGCTTCAGCGGTGATGGTAAGGCTGCCGGGTGTGGCGGTGAGTTTAACGACGGAGTTATGCGCCTCGGCAATGAGCGCGACGCGCTCTAGGCAGCGCGCGAAACGGTGACGGTCCAGAATGATGACGTGCTCAAAGGTGGTGGGGATGAGCTTTGCCACGTCGGGGTATGAGCCGTCAAGGATGCGGCTGTAGATGGTGATGCCATCGCCGGCATCGATGACCGCTTGACCATTGGCGGCTGCGATGCCCACGGTGCGGTCTTGCAGCAGCTTCATGGTGCTGGCAGGCAGGGTGAGGTTAACGCCATCGGGCAGGTCCACTGCAAGGCGGATAAGGCGATGACCGTCGGTGGCCTCCATGTAGCCGTTGGCGAGGTGAATGCCCTGTAACACCTGCTTGGATGCGTCGGTGCTGGCCGCCATGAGACAGGCGCGCACGCCAGCAGTGATGTCCAAGTCAGCGCTAGGAGCCTCTACAGCAGGCATTGCCGGGTAATCGGCTGCATCACACGCGGGAAGGCCATAGGACGCCCCAGAGGCGCTCACAGCGCCGTCTGCGATGGTCACAGGCTCGCCATCGTCCATGCGGCTTACAAGGCCAGCTAGGAGCCGATACGGCAATGCCACGGATCCAGCGGTATCGACGGCGGCTGTGATGGTGACGGTGATGCCGAGGTCAAGGTTGAAGCCGGTGATGGTGGCGGTACCACGGGCAGCGGTGATGAGGCAGCAGTCGAGGATCGGATGCGAGCTGCGGATACCAACGGCTGGTGCGATGGTCCGTAGCGCGTGGTCAAGGTCAACCTGCGAGGTGATGAGCTTCATGGAGTGCGGCGATGATGTTGTTGTAATCGTCTTCAAAGCTGGCGACGAGTTCCACGGGGATGGGCACGCCGTCATCTTGTGCGTTGTCGCGGATGGCGGCGGCGTATGCCAGCGCTTGCGTCATGCAGTCATGGAGTCGGTTGATCACCGGCGACTGCTTGGCGGGAATGTTGATCAAGTTTGGTGATGACATAAGCGACGAGATATTCCACCTGAAGGCGAGGCAGGTCACCGCGGGTAGCGGCAACAGCATCAGCCACCAGCGCATGGTAATCCACCGTGGTCAACCGTGCAACAGGGAGGCTTAACGCTCTGTCACGGATGAGCTGCGCTCTGGTGGTGCCAGCGGTGGCCACCTGCTGGTCCAAGGCGGCGATGTCTGAGGGCTGAAAACGGACTTTGATCTCTTGCATGGGGGGTTTTGAGGTTGGACGGGGTTAGACGGCTTGGTATGACTGGCTTTGTCCGACCGTCTAACCAACCTAACCTCTTATATAAAGTAAGTAAATAGAGGGGGAGGGGAGGGTACGGGGTAACTCTGTAAGGGAGGTGGGTCAGTCCGGAGGTTAGGCGGCTGAGATGCGCTGCAGCGCAAGGCGTCTGGCCGTCTAGCCCTTAGGTTGGTCGTCCAACTGGTAGTACCAGCGACGTTTGCCGGATGATTCACGGCGTTTGGTCCAACCCAGTTCCTTGAGGATGGATGCGACCTGCATCTGGTCCACCTTGGTCTGGCGCTCCATGGGCTTCTGGATGGCCTTGGCGAGGATCTCCTCAGAGGTCAACACCTCCATGGATCGGCGGTCAGCAAGGTATCCAAGGATGGCTGAACGCCACGGTGATTCAATCATGTAGGCATCATTTTCCTGCTGAACTGCAACTTCCATTGCAACCGGCAGGCGGCTAGTTTCACCGCTTCGATATGCCTGAACAGCAGCCGCCCAGATCGCATCGCGCTCCATGAGGAGCATTGCGGTGTTAATTTGATCGACTTGCGTTTTGGTCGTTGGGATCACCCAAAAGCGACGGTTTCCGGTTTCATCAACTAGGAATCCAGTGGTCTTGTTGGTGGTACCAACAATAATGCCACGCCTAGGAAACGCCTCAACAGCTTTACCGTATGGCACCCTAAGTAGGTCAACGGCTTGCGATAGGAAAGCCTTAACTTGGCCAGCGTGCTTACGGTTAGTGATGTGATCTAGCTCTGCCCATTCCATAATCCAGGAGCGGTGAAGCACCATTACATCGTCCTTGGTGCTGATGTCGCCTAGGGCGTCGGAGTAAAACGGACCACCGAGACATCCCCAAAAGCTGGACTTGTACGCGCCTTGATCGCCCATGATGACGCATGCTGTGTCGTGCTTGTAGCCGGGGTCAAATGCCCTAGCGACGGCACCGATCAGGGTCCGCTTAAGCATTTCGTCGTAAATGGTCGGCCCATCCGCTTGGTCGCTAGGCCTTAGGTAAGCGGTGGCCAAGCCGTCGATGTAGGCCGGCTCTACATGCTGCTCGCAGTGGAGCAGGTATTCGGTGACGGGGTTGTAGGGGTTTTCATTGGCCACCTGCACTAGGCAATCGATAGCCAGCTCCTTGCCGACCTTGTAACCCATTTCGGCCAGCTTTAGGTAAAAGCGGTCAGCCCCGTCGATGACTTTGCCTTTTATCTCGATTTGCTGGGTAAAAAGGTTGTAGCGGATCTCATCGGACTGGCTGCGCAGCATGGCTAGCAGCTCTGCAATTTCCAGCTTTAGAGGCTTGGTGATGATCGGCGGCTTGTCGTCCCCACCGCCAGCAGGGTCAGCGGCCACACTCCGGCTTGGCTCACGGCGCGATGACCGCCAGCCGTCCTTTTTGGCCATATCACCAAGGGTGCCAAGACTGATGCCGGACTTTTTGAAGCTGCGCCATTTGCGTTGGCAGTCGCTGGGTTTGTGCTTGCCGGACTGCGTTGACCAGTGCTCCCAGTCATCGAGCAGGCTGTCATCGCCAAGGCTGTGAAGCGCCATGCCGACGGCTAGCCAGTCGTCGTAATCATCAGCGCGGCCACCGGAGAGCGCTTCAAGGTATGACCGCGCCCTGGCTGCGTCGTCAGTACCGGTAGCCACCAGCAATGGCGCCGGCTCGGCTGCTGGTTTGAGCATCCGCTCAATCAGGCACAGCGGCGCTTCGGCTAGGTCGAGGTCTTCAGGGCTGTATTTAGCAACCCAGTGGTAGCCGGTGGTGGTTGGGTGCGCGCCGGCAACAACGGACTGGCACCCAGTCCAGCGGAGTTCGATCTGCTCAGGCTTGCCTTCGGAGTCGGTGACACCGGATTTGTATTTCCGTGTGGCAATGCCAGCCCAGTAATGCTCGGGTACGCGGTAAATGACTTGGAACCTACCGTCGCGGCCTGATGTAACGGTCCACGAACGCGGCAGGGACGACATGGGACAACCCCAGTCGCGCAGGATGGTGCTGGCGCTGCGGCCATCGTGATCCAAGAACAGCAGGCCACCGGATGGCACACCGCAGCAAACACCAATCGCTTTAGCGTGGCCGGCATCTAACTCAGCCTTCAGACCAGCTTTATCCAGTGGCCGCTCTTGCCACTTGGTTTGGTATGGACGCTTCTGGCCATCGACAGCGACATAGCCCCAGCCGTCCGGCAGACGCGCAAGCTCTTTGGAGAGGGTCATTTGTTGTCGCGATAACCAGTGGCAGGCAAAAGCCCATGGTGATGCAGGCGCATGGCCTCAGCCACCACAAGACGGATCACAGCGCTACGAGAAAGGCCGTCGGAGCGGCGGGCATCAAGCCAGCGGACCTGCTCCGGCGTAAAGAGAACCGAGATGGGATGCACGATTTCGGTTGAAGGCTTGCCAAGCTTAGCGACTTTGGCTAAGGTGTCAAGGCAGTCAGCAGCGCCAATGACCAAATCAGTTCCATTGCCACCTTTTGAGGTGATCACAGAGCTTATTGAATACGATCAGCAAACCGGATTTTTTACTTGGAAAAAGGCTGCAGGAGCAAAACCTGCAGGAGCCGAAGCCGGTTGCATTGATGTTAATGGATACAGGCGTATCAGAGTTAATGGCCGCAAATATCAAGCACAAAGACTGGCATGGCTATTAGTGACACGGGAAGACCCTGGCGATTTTCATATTGATCATATCAATTCAAACCCCGGTGATAACTCATTTGCAAATCTTCGCTTGGCCAATAATACAGAAAATGCCTGCAATCGAGGCGCGCCTAAAAATAGCACTAGTGGTTACAAGGGTGTTACATGGAAAAAATCAAAAAACAAATGGAATGCACAAATACAGTCAAATGGCGTAAAAAAGAATCTCGGATATTTTGACACGGCGGAAGATGCTCATGCCGCATATTGCGAGGCATCCGAGCAGTTACACGGCAATTTTGCTAGAGCGCTATGAACCTCCGCCTTTACCAACAACAGCTAGTAACCGACATCCGCCTGCAGTACCAGCTAGGGCACCGCAAGGTGCTGGCGGTACTGCCCACCGGTGCTGGCAAGACCGTGTGCTTCAGCCACATCGCCCAAGCTGCCGCACGCAAGGGCAACCGCGTGCTGATCGCGGTGCATCGTCAGGAGCTGCTGGATCAAGCCAGCCGTGCAATTCCGGCACCGCATGGCATTATTGCAGCCGGTCGCGCCATGGACTTAAGCCATACGGTGCAGGTGGCGTCAGTCCAGACGCTTGCCCGCAGGCTGCACAAACTGCCGCGTGACTTCTTCCAGCTCGTCATTATCGACGAGGCGCATCACAGCAATGCCGGCACTTGGGCCAAGGTGCTTGAGCACTTCCAATCTGCGCATCTGTTAGGTGTCACCGCGACTCCAATCAGGCTCGACGGTCGCGGCTTAGGCGAGCACTACCAAGCGATGGTGAAAGGCCCCACCGCGCAGTGGCTCACCGATAACGGCCACCTGGCTAGCGCCCGCGTGTTTGGGCCGCCGGGTTTTGATACCACTGGCCTGCGCAAACGGATGGGCGACTTCGACACCAAAGAGGCTGAGCACCGCATCGGCACCATCATGGGCGACTGCCTGAGCCACTACCGCAAGCACCTCGATGGCCAGACGGCAATCGCGTTCTGCTGTTCAGTGGCCCATGCTGAGGCGGTGGCACGTCTATTTATAAGTGCCGGCATCCCAGCCGCCAGCATTGACGGCAGCATGGATGCGGCCACTAGGCGACAATTGCTGGATGACCTAGGCACCGGCAGGTTGAAGGTCTTGACTAGCTGCGCACTGATTGGTGAGGGCGTGGACGTGCCTAGCGTTGGCGGCTGCATCCTGCTTAGGCCTACCGCCAGCACCAGCCTGCACCTGCAGATGATCGGTCGCTGCCTAAGGCCATCACCGGGCAAGGCCGCTGCAGTGGTGCTCGATCACGTCGGCAATACGCTCAGGCTCGGCCACCATCTAGAGCCGCGTGAGTGGACGCTGGATGGCCTAGCCAAGCGCGACCGCGAGCAAGCGCCCAGCGTCAAGGTCTGCCCGGTGTGCTTTGCCACGAGCATGAGTGGCGCGCAGGTCTGCCGTGAATGCGGGCATGTCTTTGCGCCGCAGGAAACTAGGGAGCTGAAGCAAGTGGATGGCGAATTGGTTGAGGTAACCGCCCGTGAACGTAAACGCGAGCAGGGCACCGCTCAGTCGCTGCAGGACCTGATTGCGCTAGGCCAGAGCCGGGGATACAAGAACGCGGTAGCGTGGGCAAAACACGTGATGTATGCCCGGTCGCAGCGGGGGCGATAGCGAGCAGCAAATCCAACAGGAAATCCGGCTAGCCATCAGCAAGGGCAATACCAGGGTTTTCCGCAATAACACCGGCACCCTGCGTGATGCCAATGGCCGCCCGGTCAGCTTCGGGCTATGCAAGGGCAGCGCTGACCTGATCGGCTGGCGCACGGTGACCGTCACCCCCGAGATGGTCGGCACCCAAGTAGCGGTGTTCACCAGCATCGAGGTCAAGACCGCTACCGGCAGGCTCCGGCCAGAGCAGCAACAGTGGCTTGATGCTGTGCAGGCAGCAGGCGGGATTGCTGGTGTGGCAAGGTCCGTCGAGGATGCGTTACGGATTACGACACCGCAGGGTTGACGAGGGCGGCGCATGGTGTAGGATTCACGCAAGCCGGACGACCCGGCACCCCACACCGAGAACCATGGTCACCAACCCTTGGGTTAACCGCATTACCGCACTGGTAACGCTTGCGGCCATCTACGCCGCTGGCTATGCCGGTGGTCGCGATGCCGCCACTATGGCGCACCAACAGCAGCAACACGCCTGCCAGATCAAATGACTGACTCCGACATTTTTTGGACACTCGCTACCGCCTGCCAATACGGCGGCAGCTTTTATCAAGCCCTCGGCCAAGCTGGCATGAAGGCAGATCCCGGCAACAAGCAACGCATCCTTGACGCATTCCCTGAGATGGTCGCCACCTACGGCACCGCCAGCAGGCTGCACCAAGGCCTGCGCAGTGGGGCGATGGTATGACCAGCAACGCTGAGTACCACGCCGACCCAGCCATTAGCGCCAGCCACCTGCACGCTGTTGCTGCCAGCCCCTACCACTACTGGAGCCGGTACCTCAACCCAGACCGTCCGCCATCAGTGCAGACGGCTGCGATGAAACTTGGCAGCCTGACCCATTGCGCAGTGCTGGAACCTGATGAGCTGAGCAAGCGGTATGGCATCTGCCTGCCGCGTAATACCAAGGCCGGCAAGGAGATGGAAGCCGAGATGCAAGCATCCGGCATCGAAGCCGTCACCAGCACCGACATGGAACAGGCGCTAGCAATGGCCGCCAGTGTCCGCAGCCATCAAGCTGCTGCAGCACTGCTGCGTGATGGCAAGGCAGAGCAGAGCTTCTGGTGGGATGACCTCCAGACCGGCCTGCGCTGCAAGTGCCGCCCTGACTGGCATAACGGCAACACCATCGTGGACCTCAAGACCACGACTGATGCCAGCCCGCGAGGGTTTGCTAAGTCAGTTGCGCAGTGGCGGTACCACGTCCAGCAAAACCACTACCTCGCCGGCACCTTTGCGGAGCGGTTCATCTTCATCGCAGTGGAGAAGACCTACCCGTATGCCGTCGGCGTGTACGAGCTGGACGCTGATGCCGTGCAATGTGGCGAATACGAACGCCGCAGCAACCTGCAGACCATTGCTGATTGCCGTGTCATCTCTGAATGGCCCGGCTACGGCAACACCATCCAACCGCTGAGCCTGCCCAAATGGGCGCTCAACGCTACCCCAACCATGACCTCAGATGACTTCTAGTTCACTTGCGCTCTGGACACCAGAGCAGACCCAACTCATCAGCACCACCATTGCGCCAGGGTGCAGCAATGACGAGCTGCGGCTGTTTGCCTATGCCTGCCAGCGCACCGGGCTTGACCCGTTTAGCAAGCAGATTTACGCCATCAAGCGTGGCGGCAAGATGACCATCCAAGCCGGCATCGACGGCCTGCGCAGCATTGCCGAGCGCACTGGGCAACTGGATGGCAGTGAAACCATGTGGTGCGGCGAAGATGGCCAATGGACAGACGTATGGCTCAGCAGCAAACCACCTGCCGCGGCCAAAACCACCATCTGGCGCAAGGGCGCTAGCCACCCATTCACTGGCGTTGCCCGCTTTGCTGACTACAACGCCGGCCAAGGCCTGTGGTCCAAGATGGGCGCCACAATGATTGCCAAATGCTCCGAAGCATTGGCGTTGCGCAAGGCCTTTCCAGCAGACCTAAGCGGCGTCTACAGCACCGATGAGATGGAGCAAGCTGTCGAGCCTGTCACCGTGACCGCCATGCCAGCCGGTGATGACAAGGTGTTTACCGCTGGCAAGGCTGCCATCGCAAAGGCAACCACCATGAAAGATCTCGCCAAGGTGACCGAGCGCATGGAAGCCCGCAAGGCTGACCTATCCACTGAGCAGCAGGAAACCCTGCTAGCGCTTGCCTTAGAGAAAGAAGCCAGCTTTGCCACCACCGAGGAGGATCCGTTTGATGACTGAGCCATACCTGACGACCGATCAGCTAGCAGCGCGTTGGGGGCTAAAACCAGCAGCCATTAAAAACCAACGCGCGCGCAACATCGGTCCTGGGTACTACACCATCCCACGTATCGGCTTCCCTGCTGGTACGCCACGAGTGCGGTATCCGCTAGCGCAAGTGCTGGCATTTGAAGAGTCCAATTCCATTACACCACTGACATGAGCCTCTACGCATCCGGCATCATTCGCATCATCACCGACCCACAACTGCGCACCTTTGACAGCGGCACCATGGTTGCCAACTTTGCAGGTGGCATCCAAGAAGGCAAGGACAAAGACGGCAACTGGATCAACAATGCAATCGACATTGAGGTTTGGGGCAAATCAGCCGAGTTGATTGTTGATCGCTGTAAGAAAGGCGACAGCATTTTTGTGACCGGCAACATCCGCCGCCAAGAGTGGGCAGACAAGGAAACTGCGGCCAAGCGCAGCAAGCATGTCTTCAGCGTGCAGCGGTTTGAGTTTCTGCCCCGTGGCGCTCAATCTGAGGAGGTTGCCTTCTGATGAACGAAGCCACCATCAAAGCAGCCTTTGAGGAGTGGTGGCGTGACAGCTATGGGGTGCCTCCGGGCACCCATGCCGTCATGACGCACGTTGCCTTTGCTGCGTACCTGCTGACCCTGTTGGAACTGATGCAACCTGAATCAAACCAATGAACAAATCACTGAATTCTGCCTTTGTCTGCTTGGCATTGCTTGTTGCGCCATGGCCTGCAATTGCTGATGACAGCCGTAACCGCACCCAGCAGCAGCAACAAACCACTAATGTCACAACTGGCAGCAACGTCAACACCGTAAACATTTCCACCGGAAGCGCGCCAGCGGGCTTGAGTTCCGTCTCTACCTCTAACACCAACAACTACATCGGTTACCCCGATTGGATCAATGTTGCCCCATCACAGTCCGGCGTCTCTGTTGACTCTGTGACTTGCCAAGGACCAACACTTACTGCCACAGCTTCGACACTAACCACCAACTTGTACAGCAATCAATACGGAGTACAAGGAGCTATTGGCTTCTCCGTGCCAATTGGTGGGCAAGCTGATTGCAATGCAGTACAAGCCGCAATCCGTAAGCGTGCTGTTGTTGAAAACAGCGTCAGGCTTGCCCTTGCCTGCAAACAGCTAGAGGCCAGCGGTATTCAGGTAGACGCCGAGAAGTTCCCAGACCTCGCAATCTGTGATTCCAAATGAACGACCCAATCAATCCTGACCACTACAAGCAAGGCGACATCGAGTGCATTGACGCGATCAGGGCCGCACTAGGCCCTGACGGGTTCAAGGCATACTGCAAGGGCCAAGTGATTAAGTATCTCTGGCGCGCTGAGCACAAAGGCAACCCAACGCAAGATTATTGCAAAGCCGAATGGTATTGCGATCATTTAGCGGTTGATGCTGTATTCAACGAACCACTGAATGCGTTGTAGATCCTGCAAAAGCAAAAACACGAGGGTTACATGCACTGAGCATCAAGGCAACACAACCAAACGGTATTGCCGTTGCCTTGACTGCAAAGAGCGCTACATCACAGTTGAAACCTACTTGCACCCCATTACGGAAACGCATCCAAGGCAAATCAAGCGCGGCGAGGATAATAACCTCGCCGTTTTAACAGAACAGAACGTGCGAGACATTCGCCGCCTCGCGCAACACAACACCTACAAGTTAATCGCCCAACAGTACGGCATCCACCCATCAACGGTGTACCGCATTGTCAAGGCAAAAAGTTGGTCCCATGTAACAGATTGATCATGCCAACACAAGCAACAGTCCTGAATCCATCCGCTAGGGCAATGGCAGCCCGCAACCGGACACTCAATATCCGGGTAACGGATGAAGAGATTGCAATGGCACGGCATCTGGGCAATGGCAACGCATCGCATGGTTACCGCCTTGCAATTCGTTACATGTCCGAAAGGTCAATCCGTGGCATCCCATTAAGCACTATGCTGCGCGCTGCGGCTGAGATGGCTGCAGAGCTTGAACGTTCACCTAAACGCGGCGCAAAGCCGACAACACGATGATTCTCTGCGACACCGAGATCCATGAGCTGATTGCTAATCACGCCATGGTGCAGCATCACCAGCCTGAACTAATCAACCCAGCCAGTTTGGACCTGCGTGTTGGCAATTTAATCATGCTTGAATCGGTCACATCACACCAGATGATCCCGCTGGACATCAGCGGTTACACCGTTGAGCATCCCTACGAGCTGGTGCCAGGGCAATTCATCTTGGCGCAGACGGTAGAGGTGTTCCACATGCCGGAGGACATTGCCGGGCTGTTCTTCCTTAAGTCCAGCCGCGCACGCGAAGGCTACGAAAACCTGCACGCCGGTTACGCCGATCCAGGCTGGCATGGCAGTGCATTGACGCTGGAGCTGAAAAATGCACGGCAACTGCAGCCACTGCCGATTTACCCAGGCCTCAAGATTGGGCAGATGGTGTTTTGGCGGATGAGCAGCAAGCCTGCATTGAGCTACGCCGTGACGGGTAGCTACAACAACGACAAGTTAGTCTCGGCCAGCAAGCAATTCGCTAGCCGCTGTTCGATGCCATTCTTGGACGCTGCATGATTGCATCGCCTCTCGCGCCAGCCAGTGGATCTGTGATTTCTGGCTGGCTTCCTGCTCGGCTAGCAGCAGCGCATACTCCAACAACCCATTCCAATCGCCTTTGGCGTGTAGTGCTCGCAATGCGCTTGCATTGGCTGCACCGTGGAATTGTGCTTCCATTGTGTGAACCAAAGGATTACCCATGACTGATTCCATCAAGGACTACCTCAACGATATTGCCAAGCAACCACTGCTTACGCCACAGCAGGAAATACAACTCGGCCGCCGTGTGGCCAAATGGAGAGAATTAAAAAACAAGACTGAACCGTTGACGCAAGCCGAGCAGCGCGAGTACCGCAGCGGCGAACGCGCTAGGCAGCAGTTCATCCGCGCCAACCTGCAACTTGTCATTCACGTTGCGCGTAAATACGAAAAGCGCAACCGCAAGACGCTTGAGTTCATGGATCTGGTGCAGGAGGGCAATATCGGCTTAGCTCGTGCCGTTGAGTTGTTTGATTACTCAAGGGGCTATAAGTTCAGCACCTACGCCTATTGGTGGATTCGGCAAGGCATCAGTCGGGCATTGCTTCAAAGTGATGCCATCATCCGGCTGCCGTCTGCGCTGCATGAATTACTGTATAAAGCTAATCGTGTGTCACAGGAGCTTGGCCATAAGCTAGGCCGCACGCCATCTCTAAGTGAAGTTGCAGATGCATTAAACATCAAGCCAGCAGACTTAGCCCATGCTTTTAAGCAGTGCTATAGCGTCACCAGTTTGGATAGATCAGTACACAATGCTGACGATGCAACAATCCTAGAGTTGATTGCAGACCCTGCTGTTTTTGATTATGAGGAAGATCAAAACATAGAACAGCTTTATGAACACATGGACAAATACTTAGATGAAATAACCAAGAAAGTGCTGATTGCTCGGATGGCTGGCGACCCACCAAGCTGGCGTGAACTAGAGAGTCAAATCGGTATCGGTCGCACCAGGCTGCAAGAGATGCATCGCCGTGGATTGAGCCGCCTTCGTATGATGATGAGACACCCGTTGGCCGATACGCCACTAGATAAATGCCGCAACCAACCATTCACCTAGTTGATACATATAAGGGAAAAGTATGGCGTGTTTGCTGTGCTGGAATGTGCAAAGATCACGCGCAGCAATGGCAGGCTATGGTGTTTTGGCATCAGATGAGCGCATCCACTGGCGAACCTGCTCGGCTTGATTTAAGCAATAAAAAGGTTGCCTTGTAAACCATTCAATCCAATCCTCGCTGCCTTTCTTGCGATTGCAGCTTTTGCAGGCTGGCACTAGGTTTGTGGCGACGGTGCCGCCGCCTCTGTGGCGTGGCTTGACATGATCCAAGGTATCCGCCGGAAGACAACAGTAAGCACAGCAGTGACCCCAGGCTTCAAATATCTGTTTTCTAAATAGATGCTTTGCATTGCGTTTGCTGATGAGGTTGGAATCAACAATCTGGTGATCCACGAAGCTCGGGGATTGGTAGCACCTCAACCGCAAGGCCGAGGATGTGATCATTGGATGGCGCTAACTCAGTCAGCCGCGCCATAAAGTCATCTGATACCGTTTCCGGGTCATCGCTGTCGCTTTCAACGACAATTGTGTACTCAATCTCTAGAACGTATTGCCTCATACTGTTGGCGTGCATGTAACATCAACGCCGCCACGCACTCTTGGCCTTAGTGTCATCCATATGCCGCCAAGTGATTTGGGCATCACAATGCGCTCAATTGCCCAGCCACCAGTAGCGCCAAACTCTTGCTTGTAGGTGCCAGTTTGCAAGTGCCACCGCTGCTCAACCCATGCCTTGCCATTTTCAGCAATGCGGTAGCAGGGGTGGGCAACGATGCTGCGCTCGTGGTTGTGGCCGTTAATCATCACATCCGCGTCAGGTGCAATCTGTGCATATCGACCGCCACCCATGGTGCCTTTGGTGACGATGCCGCCCCATGCGCCGTGGTGGAAAAATAATGTGCAACGGCGTGTCTTGCCAGATTCCTGCCTAAATACAAAGCGGACAAATCCCTGGTAACCCATGTGTTCGGTTACGGCACCATCGTTGCGCATAAGCCGAACGACATTCTCCAATGGGTCGATTTCTTGGTTGTTGAGGACAGCGGTTTCGTGGTTGCCGTCGCCCATCATCAAGATCATGTCGCCATAAGGCTTCAGCAAGTCTGCTGACTCGCGGAACACTAGGTCAAAGTAGTTGCCGCCGAGGTGCTCCGGCCTGATGTCGCCCTTACTGCCACGCCTATCCTTTTTACCTTGCATCAGGCAAAGCACGTCGCCAAACATCAAAGCATGGCCACCGACAGCCTTGCACTCCTCAAGGTGCTGCAGCAGCAACTTGCGGTTACATTTTGGATTGTCTAGGTGAATATCAGATGTCAGGAGAAAAGTTGCCTCCTGCTTTGTACTGGAGTATGGTATTTTTATCTCCAAAAGCTCTGGCGATACCCTTTCAATCGTGATCGCCATGCCGTTGGTAGCGGCTTACACAGCGAGTCTAATAGTCCCAGCGCACTCGTGGCCTGCCTTTTCGGATGCCAAGATGCACAAATCCTTTAGGTGCGCCATAGCCAAGGCTGTACGGCCATTCACGATCTACCCATGCCTGCACTTTGTTAATATCAACGCCATCAACGTAAAAGTCGACAGCGCCAACATTTGGGGCATCATATAAATGCTCACTGCCTGATGCGCCGCCAACGGCACGATTGATGGCAGCGGGCCTGTAGCCGCTGGTAATAGTGATGCGCTTACCGCCAAATGCGGTCCGCACTCGCTCTAGGAATGCTGCCAACTCAACAGCCGTGTCTACCTGATGCTGCGCCACAAAACGCCGTGCTGGCTGCCCTAAGGCAAATTCACCAAGCGTAAAGTTTTCGCTGAGGCGTGTACTAAAGGCATCGCTTGGCTTTGCTTTGCGCGGTGACTCTTGCTTGCCCGCTTGGCTCCAGGTCTTGAACCACGGCTGGTCCCTATTAAGCGCATCAGGCGCAATCTTTAATAGCTCTGCCTCCAATTCAACGATGGCCGCCATTTGATGTGGCGTGCCATGCTTGTAATAGCGAAACAAGTCGCTGAGTTTGACGGGTGTTTTAGTCACGTTTCCATGGTGCATGGATGCTCATTGCCCCACCAAGCAACTGGCTTTCGCCTGTTTGCACGGTTTCGTCAATGGGATGCTCAACAATAATCGGTGCGGGCGGTTCTGGCTGCGCTTCGTGCCAAGCGTCTACCTGCTGGTCAATAGACGCCAACGTTTTGTGCTCATTGATGAGCTGCTGCGCCTCAGCGTTACGCGGCTTGGTGCTGAATAATGTCAGTACCGGTGCGCTGGGCGTCAGCGCTTTCCCGGCTTGATTGCGTACAGCGCCTGCAGCACCAGTTGGATGATGCTGTTCGACTTCAGCGGGCTGATGCCGATCAGCTCAGAAACGGCGGCAAGAACAATCCAAAAGGCAGGATGCGACAGAAATTCCACGGTCAACCGTGCGGATGTGCCTCTAGCTTACTCACGCGCTGCTCGACGGTGTTTAGCCGTTGAAACGTCTCGCGGCGGTCATCTTTGATGTCGGTATGCAGCACCTCTAATTGGGTAGCGATATGCTCCACTGCTGAAGTCAAACGGATGACAGCATCACGAGCCTCGTCGTTCCTACGACTGAAGCCCATGGCACCCATCGCGGCAACGCTGATTGAGGCGCCAGCTACGGCGGCTAAAACTTCAATCATGGCGCAATGGGCTGCCTCTGCAGTTTACCCGTCAAAGCTCGTTGATCGAGGTCAGGTCGTTGCCGGTGTAGATCAGCTCGTAGCTGGCGACGATGGTGCCACCGCTGCCGCCAGCCTTGTAATCAATCTGCGTCAGCAGGTCGCCGGTGTAAATCAGACCCACGTAGTCGTAGGGTTCGCCGCCAGGGTATGAAACTGCCGTCAGGTTGCTGCCGGTATAAGTAAGAGTTGCGGTGGCAAATGTGGGCAGTGGTAGCTTCGGCGTGCCATAGGGTGCGCCACCGAACAGCTCTTCTAACGTGATGCGTTTGTTTTTATTGGCAGGACTGGCCTCGCTGATGTCCACCACCGGCAAGTAGTCGCCAGCCACTGGTGTGGTAAGCGCTGCTAGGTCGGAGATCTTGCGGTCGGCCATGGCTTGTACTGGGGATGTAAAAACTTAGCGGCCTTGCCCGCGAGTTTTCTTGCGGCCACGGCGACGAGGCCTTGAGTTTTGGCCCTGCCCAATGCTGGTGGTTTTCGGTGGCCCTGGCCGGTGGTCGATGCGGCCGGTGCCGACTTTGGCTTTGACTGCCATCAGTCGAGCGCCAGCAGAATGCGCAGTTCTTCAACGGTTAAGCCGGCAGCAGCAAGTTTTTGCTCGGGTGTGCGCGGCAAGGACGGTTCCAAGATGGCTGGAGGTTCTGGATCCGTAGTAATTTCAGGTTCAGGTTCAGGGATGGGCTGCGTTTCCCACGCTTTGCCAGTCCATACCGCTTGCTCATGATCGGCTACTGCTGGCGGTGCAGTGTTAGTTGCTTTAGCGGGAATCAGCCACACACCAGGCTCTAGTGGCGATTCGTCTGCCACGCCTTGCCCTAGGTATTCGCCGGTTTCGGGGTGATAATGAAAAATTTTCATGGCTCAGAATTTAATAATGGCCAAAAGGGCAATGTTGCGGGGGCGGGTTTCAGTGCCACCAGCATTGTTAATTGAGATGCCAGTAGCGGCTCCTTGCGTACCTGGAGCAATACTATTATCCACTGAAAATTCAGAGCTTAAAGTTCCCCTGTCGTTATCACCCCCGTATAGCGGCGTAAAATAGTTTAGAGCGTGTACGTGCCCTGGGTCAGTAACGCCGTGATTGTGGTTTGCAAATGCTCCTCCTTGGAAGCTGCCAAATGTACGCGCACTATCTATGCCCCTGCTGTCGTCCCACGCTCTTAAGAATTCACCCCGCAAATCTGGTAGCGTAAAAGTAGTGCTGCCGTCTCCAGCGCCAAAGGTGGTGCCGATAGTGGCAAACAAACTGGCATAAGTAGTGCGTGAAATTGCGGCGCCATTTGCTTTTAGCCAGCCAGTCGGTGCAGATGAACCTGCAAAAAACTGCACGGTACCTGGAAGCGTGGAGCGTTCAATCCATCCCAGTGTCCCAGTGCCGTTAGTTTGTAGTACCTGATCGGCGGTGCCATCGGTTGCTGGCAGTGTCCAAGTGACATTGCTGGTGACTGTTGCAGGTGCCTGCAGCGCTACCCAGTTGCTGCTATCGGAGTCGGCAAGACGCAGATCGCTTTGAGCGTTAAGCGTCAGGTTGCCTGTCATCGTGCCGCCGGCGGCAGGCAGCAAGCCGAAATTGGTATCGGCAAGCGTGCCAACGGTGATCCAAGCGTTGTTGGCAGCGTTGCGGATTTTAAGCAGGCCGGTGGTCGTATCCGCCCACCACTGATAGGCGTAGGTGGTGCTGGGTTGAGTGGAGCCACTGTTCTGGCTGACGATGGCAGCCAGACCATTGTTCAGGTCAGCGCGGAATGCAGCGCCTGACTGGTTAGCAATAATGTAGTCGTGTTGTGCCACTGCTTAGATCTCCTTGCCGTAGCCGTTGGCAGTGTAGGTAAACTGTCGATTCACGGCTGTGCCAGCACTGTTCTTGAATTCTACTGTAAAGCCTGTTCGCGTCACCGATGTCACTGCAAAGAAGTCGCCGGTAGCCAAGTTGTAAGCCGTGATGCCAACATTTGGCGCTTGGTAGAAAGCATCGGCAAAGGTGACGACGTATGCTGCCGCGCCACTGCTAAGCGTTGCCGACTGCTCGGTGCGCTGCTGTAGCTCCATTTCGGCGCCGAGTTCGTCGATCAAAATGTTGATGGATGGGTTGCTGGAAGTGGCGATGGTTTTGAACTGGAAGCCTCGGCCACGCACGATGGCATTAGCGATCTGGTTCCAGTCGCCCCATGTTGGGGTGCCAGCCGGATTGTCGGGTGTGGTGCGGACGTACATCTCGGCGTTGACAACATCCAAGTTGTCCTCGTCAATGTCCGGCCAATCGTCAATCATCATCATGTTGTCGTCCCAAAGCGCAGTCAGCAGAATGGGACGACTGACAAACCTGCGGCGGACGTTCACATCGAAGACGGCGCCCATATCCCATGAGCTGCCAAATTCGTACTCGCCTGCAGGGTTGACGCCGAGGATGGTATCCACTGCAGCAAGTGCGTCCCAGTTGCCGTCGGTAGCCATGTCGTCAACGAGTTCGCCCGAGTCAATCAGGATGCCGTCAAAATCCGGGGAGTAATACATCCCCGTGACGTTGCCGCTAAATGGCGGAATCTCTTGGTCTTCGGCAAAAGACTGCACCAGCAGACGGGGTTGCGGCGTGGGCAACGTGGTGACAATGGTTGTGGCATTGATTGAGCGGTTGCCAAAGTCATCCTCAAACTTCAGTAGGTAGGTGCCTTCAAGAATGGGCACCAGCTTCTGGGTTTGACTGCCTGCTGCGGCTGGCACCAAGTCCTGTGAGTTCTCCCAAGTGGCGCCCGACAGCACGTTGGAATGGCGGATCAGCACCTTGCCGCCTAGCACCACGTCGAGGTCTGGTGCGCGGTCCCAGTTCAGCATTCCGCTTAGCTCGTCACCAGGCAGCAAGCTGACGCCAGTCACATCACTGGGAGGTGCAACCTTACCAAATGTTGCAATGTTTAGCCGGGCGGGTTCAACTGATGCCCGCAAATTTACGCCAACTGAATACAGCTCTATTTCGTAGCGGCCGGGGCTTGTGTCGAGGATTTCGTAGTCAATGCGAGATAGGTTTTCGGTGGTCCAGTTGCCGGGCGCGAACCGCCAGCGCACGCGGTAATCCCTGACGCCTACGACTGGGCGCCAGTTGAGAACAATTTTAGACTTAGCAATTCCGCCACCGTCATACAACACCTCTTCGTAAGTGAGGTCGGTTGGCGCCTCGGGGATGATGTTGAGGTCAGTAATGTCACGCTGCTGCAGCGGTTGATCGCGCTCGATGTAGTCGTACTTGCTGGCGTTGTACGACAGAGCGCTCACGGTATAGTTCATGCCGTCCTGCTCTTGGATTCCCAGCACTCGCCATGTTGATGGCTGGATGTTGCTGGTTTCGTAGACCCAAACGCTGTTTACATTCGGTGCAGTGGTAAATGCTGCCGATACCGTAATGACATTGCCAACGATGGATGCAACGGTGCGTTTCTCGACGGTACCATCAGACAGGATTACAGACAGTTGAGCGCCCGCAACCGTCAAGCCAGTGGCGTCATCGACTGTGATTGCTGTTGTGGTTGCAACCGAAATGCGCCCGCCACGTCTTGCGCCAGCCTTGACTGGATCAGCCACCTCGATGACTTGACCTGGCCGGACTACAACGCCAGCATCAAGACTGGTGGTAAAGGTGATGGTTTCGTTTTCGTAGCGCTCGGAGTACAGAATCCACTCGCCAATGCGGCGTGCTTGACCGCGACTGGTGCAGGCAAAGGCGCTGATTTCAGTTTTAATGACGCCGTACTTGCCGATATTTTCTGCATCCTCCACCACCTCAAATACCGTGTCGCGTAGTTCCAGGTCGAGGTAACTGACTACGGCGACATTGGGGCGGGTCTTCAGGCTGCTGTTGCTGTAGCTAAAACCCTCCTCGGTAACGTTCGCCAGCGTGAACAGGTATGCCGAGTCAACTGGTTTGTCTTGGGCGATGGTCAGCGAGCCGAGGCCCCAGTAGGGCATCACTCGGAACACGCTGCACATGTCGTTAATCAGCTTGTACGCGTCCTCCTGCGTTTGGATGTTGGTGTTGCAGGAGAAGCGTGGTTCGTAACCGCCGAAACCATCCAGCACCAGCTCCGATGCATACTGCGATGCAGCGAAAAATGCCCACTTATCAAGGCTGGCGGGGATGATGTGCTCACCGAAGCCGTATCTAGTGTCGGTGAGCAAGTCCCACAGGATCCAAGCTGGGTCGCTGGTCCATTGCGCAGCGCCAAACGTTCCATTCCAGATGCCGGCGTAGGTAATGCGGCCATTGGTTTGATCGACGGTTGCATTGTTTGGCACGGCCACCTTGACGCCACGCACCCGGTAGCTGCGGCTGGGGATGCTGTTGAACTGCTCGGCGTCAATGCGGATGCCGACCAATGCGCTGTTGGGGTAGGCAATCTTGGCGTAGATAATCTCGGTGTAGCTGGACCAAGAAAACTCATTCGCCGTGCGCAGGTCGTTGCTGTCAGGCGTGATGCGCGTCACGCGGACATCTACCGGGAAAGTCCCAGATAGACCCACGAGATAATCGCGCTGGTATAGATCGCCCGAACGTCCTGCAATAACGTCGTCAATGACGGTCGTGTAGCCACCGCCGTTGTATTGGATGGCAATTTGCAGTTGGACTGCCTCGCCTACGGTGTCACCTTCGTTGGTGATGCGCTCCAGTCGTGGCACTGTGATGGTGACGCGGACCGCCTCGGTTTGCGAATCGGTGATGGTCCGAGTGACGGGGCCATCATTGCGGACGGTTACGCCGACGGGCCGCTCATCCTCGACCACGCCAGCAAATGGGATGGCGTCTTGACTCTGGGTGCCGTTGCGGGTGTAAACGGTGACGTTCTGAAAGTTGAAACTGCCGTCTGGGTTTTGCAGCGGCGTGTTATCAAGAAAGATGCTTTTGAAGCCATCCTTCAGGCCAGCAATTTCGCCTTCGCTGATTAGGTCAATGAGCTGGGCGTACTGGGTTGAGTCGAGGCTGTCGCGTGCAGTTGTTGGCGTGCGAGCTGCTCCACCGCCGCCACCTTTGCCGCCGCCACCACCACCGCCCGCACCGATGATCGTCATGCCTGCACCTGCACGGTGTCGATACCGGCGGAGATCACAACCGAGCCGACAATGGTTTCACCGTAAACGATGGGAACCGGCACGCCTTGGCGGCTGGTGTTTTGGATGCCGCTAAAGCTGTAGCTCTTGCGCGGGTCGTTTTGCGTGTCGGGACCCGTGGGGATTTTGGGTGTTGGTGTGAGTAGTTGGGCGACGCCGCCAAGGACAAGGCTGGCGCCGACACCAAACACAGCAGCGTTAAGCGCCCCTGCAGCAAAAATCCCTCCAACGGTACCAAAGGTCACAAGGCTGGCCAGTGCAATCAATGCAATGCCTGCAATGATTCTTCCCGTTGCGCCAGCACCAGCCATTACGGGCACGATCTTGATGTCTTGCTGGCCGGCGGGGTCATGCAGCTCCTCTGTCAGCAAGTCGTAGCTGCCGACGCTGACGCGGTAATGCTGGTCAGCCATGTGGCGCTCCAGCTCGGGCCAGTTGGTCACCAGAAAACGGACGGCCTCGGCGGCGGTTGCAACGTCAGCTTCGAGGATGCGGTGGCCGACGAACTTGGCCAGCTTGCCGTAGAGCTTAATCTTACGCAGCATGACGCAACCTCCTACCAGTGCATTTTAGAAGCCACCCTGAATAAAAGTCACGGCCACTAAGCCGATGCTGGATGTGGTGCAGCACTTCTTGATGACCTAGGTAAACGGCGCAGTGATTCAAGCCGGTGCTGTTGATGGCCATGAGCAGTGCATCACCATGCTGCAACTCTTCATCTTCCTCCAGTTCCCGAAAGCCGGTATCGCGCCAGCACTTATCAAAGTACGGCGATGCTTGGAACTCATCTGGATTGTTGCAGCGTTCCCAGTCGCGGAGGGCAATGCCTTGCTCGGCGTACCAGTCGCGGGCAAGGGTCCAGCAATCATGCACGCCCCACACCCATTCGCGGCCAATCAACGGCGCCTTGTAGCCCGACGGTTGGCACTCACCCCATTGTCCGGTTTTAGGGTTGACGATGTACCAAGGCAGGCCGCTGGTTTCGCAGGCCGCCAAATCCGCTGGTGATGGTTGGGCAGGCGTCGATGGATGCGAATGCACGATGGCGACGATTTCGCCTTTGTCTTCAGCGTCAGCCCAGTCGGCAGGATCCAACAGGAAGAACTGATCGGGGCTAGCCGCAAGATTGCGGCATGGAACGTAACGCTTACGGCCTTTGATGATGACCAGCAAGCCACACGCCTCGCGGGGGTCTTCGGCCTGTGCGTGCTCCAGTGCCTCGTCTTGCCAGGTCATGCTGAGTACGTTCCCACGCCAGGGAATGATCCGTATGGGATGTTTGCATCTGCCCTGAACGTATAGGTCTGGTTAGTGGCAAAGAATGTATAGGTGGCTGATGAAATGCCGGCAAACACGTAAAAAGTCCACGTTGCAGCCCTATTGCTTACTCCTGTATTTTGAGTCAGATCAGCAACGGTACGTTTTACAACACTACTGTTTTTTCCTGTTGTAGTTACATAGCTAACGGTTCGTACATTGGCAATTTGACAGTATCTATCAAGGGGCATTAAGCTACTAGCCGCGTACCATCCAACGCCAAGCGACGCACCCAGTGCGTATTGTACTGATGCGCCAAAAGCAACCCCAGTAGCAGATCCAACCACACTGAAAAATTGCGTCAAGTCCACTGTCGAGCTGAGTGTAATTGTGGTGCCGGAAACTGCTACCACTTGGCAATTAGCTGGTAAATAAGATCCGACCACTGCCATGCCAGGTGTGATGCCAGCGGCACTGGAAACGACAATCTGCGTGTAGTTGCCTTGGATGGTTCCAGTTGTCACCACGCCTGTAGTGGCGGTGGCGTTTTGGCTGACTGTGACCTGAGTGCCAGACACGCTTGAGACGGTCGTGCCAGCAGGCAGGCCAAATCCTGTAACGGGGTCGCCAGTGCTAAACGAGCTGGCTTGCGTCAGCGTGAGAATGTTGCTGCCGGCTGTCACCGATCCAGTGCGGCGCTGCTGCTCAAATCGCAGTTCACAGCTACTAAGTTGCTTGCCGCAAGCATCTTGCGCCAGTGATGTGACGGGTTGGTTGTTGGTGTTGAAGTATGCGTTACCGGTGTAGCCGCATTCGGGGCCACGGTATTTCCACTGGCATACATTGCTGACGCATTGGCGCTTTGGCGCACGCACACCAATCAAGTCAAAGACTGCTGCCAGCTCAAACTCGATAACGTCGCGGGTTTCGATTACCTTGCGATCGACGTAATAGATTTCGCGCGGAAACTCAGCGGTAGGGTCAGCGGTAGAATTTTCCGCCTCAAGGCCTAAGGTTTCGCCATCTTCAAGCAGAAACATACCGCCATCTTCAAGCAGCAAAAAATCCGATGGCGGAAAATTTACGGCATCCAGATACCGCGCCAGTGTGCGGATGCGCGTAACCTTTGCGCCTTCTAGGCCATTAGGCAGCGTAAGCAGCAGTGCCGTGATGGTGCCAAAGATATTGCTGATGCGCAGCTTGGGACGCGGCAGTTGCCCTTGGCCGCTGTACTCAAAGCCTTCGGCATCAATAGGAAAGCGCATGTATTCATTGCCTGCCCACACAATATTTTGATTGCTGCCTATCTTGACACCAGCGTGGAAGCGGTACGTCTCACTTACACCGTGCTGCGCTGCATTGAGTTCCAGTTCAAACAGCTCAATGATTGCGCCAGGCGCAATCCCTTGCAGCGCACTAACTGGTACGGTCACGGCTCAAATACCTGCATAAAGGTAACGTCAATCTTGCTGCGCTCAAAATCAAACAACTCTCTGGTCCAGCTAAAGCAGGTCCACTTGTAGCTGGTATTGCCATCTGGTGGTGTCCAGTCAAAGCTGGCGCCATCAGCAGCGCGGGCATCAAGGAATGCCTCGATGATGTCAGCATCGGCATCGCTGACGCTAAAGGTAAGGCGCCACTCCTTTGCGTTCTGGTTCAGGCCAAACGTAACCCGCTGCTGGTAGCCGTCACCGAATTGCGTGGTGCGGATTTTGGGCTGGCTGGTTTTGGTGGCCGAATACGTCGGGTCGTAGGCAGGGAAGGTAGCCATTACGCGAGCAAGCCTCCAGGGCGCTTCTGTTTGACCAGCTCTTGCTGGATGGCGGCAGCGATCACGCGACCGAGCTGTTTGCTGTCCTCAGCATCGCCTTCTACATTACTGCCGCTTGCATCGACATTAACCACCACGCTGACGTTGCCGCCACCCATCTTGTCATTAGGCACGATCGTGCCGCTGCGGCCTGGCACAAAGAGTTCAGGGCCGCGTTCGCCAACGATATAAGGCGAGCCGCCAGCAACTGAGCCGCCATTTGCTCGTTGCGGAATTCCATAGTTTGGTCCAAGGGTGCCGAACTTGCCAACTGTTCCGCCACCAGCGCCTAGTGGTGTCGATGAGCTAAATGGCGTCAGGAATGTTCTGATTGCATTGATTGCCTGCTCAACAACAAAAATCCTGATTAGCTGGTTAGCAATATCAACAAGAACACCGGATGCAATTTGCTGCAGGCTCTTTTCCCAACCTTGCGCGCCAGCAATCAAAGCATTAAAAGCAGACCCCAAGCCTTCACCTAATGTATTTGCAACGCCATCGGCAAGCTGCAATTGATTCTGCACCGAGCTATTTAACTCGTATTGCTTTTCAATGTATTTCTGCAGCGCTGTCAACCTGTCTTGATCATTTTGGTCTTGCAGCGTATCAAGCTCACGCTGCAATGCAATTTGATTAGCAGTAAGCGCGTTTAATCCTTCGTAAATAATGGCTTTTTGAGCATTTAGATCAGCCTCTTTAGTTAGCTCTTGCGCGTAACGATATTGGATCTCCAGCTCTCGCTCTTGTGATTGCAAGCGAGCAACAAGCATCTTATCGCTAGCGGCTTCTGCTGCGGCGATACGATCTTGCAACTCAGATTTAACGCTAATGAGCTGACCTTCCGCCAGTCGATCACGGATAACATCTTTCACCCTTGCGGCTTCCCTAGCTGCTGCCTCTGCAGCCCGCTCTGCTTCACGCGCTGCTTTTTCTGCGGCGCTTTCGCCTCCACGGGAGCGCCCACTGCCTGCACTGCCGCCCATCGGAGGAGGCGCAGCAGGTTGAGGACGGCGAGGCATGAAATTGACTTGTTGACCTGGTTCTAAATAGCGCCCTCCCGCTAGCGTTGCATTCGTCTCTAGCTTTTGGGCAACCGCCGCGCCGCGGATTAAATTGCCAGCAAGATTAGACGAGCCGCCAATAACCTGCATTGCCCAGCCTGGCGGCGTTAAGTTAACAAAATACCAGCGCAACTGCTCCAAGCCATTTAGCAATGGCGCCAGCTTGTTTGCGGCAAATTGAAACGCTAATGCCGTTCTTTCAACGCCACTATTTAAATCTATTGCTCTAGTTGTTATTCCATCAATGGCTGCTTTTACGGCCGGACTGAAAACACGCGAAATGGTAACTTGTAAATCTTCAAATGCATTTTGCAGGTTTTTTACTTGCTGTGCTGGACCATTCATTGCTTCGGCAAGCTCGTCTGCGCCCTCAGAACCGGCTCGCTTTAGAGCTCTAATGACAACATCACTTGTGATTTTCCCTTCTTCGGCTAGTTTGCGAATTTGACTGATTGGAGCACCTAACTCCTTTGTCAACGCAACAACAAGGCCAGGTGCCTGTTCAAGCACTGAATTAAGTTCCTGCCCGCGCAAAACGCCAGAACCAAGGGCTTGCGTTAGCTGCAGCAAAGCGCCTGAGGATTCAGCGGCCGTTGCTCCGCTAACTTTTGCTGCTGTATTAAAACCAATAAAAGCAGATTCAATATCTTCAAGTGATACATTTAGGGGGCGCAATCTGCCGTAAAGTTGCGCAAATTGTTGATTAGACTCAGTTGTGCTTAGCCCAAATTGCCGACCGGCCCTGGCAGCGGCTTCCTGCGCCTGAGCAATTTCGTTGTAGCCTTGGGCTAAAAATGTGAGCCGACGTGTTGATTCTTCGCGTTGAATGCCAGCTTGAACTGCACGCTGCGCTGTTTGCAGCGTAAAATATGCGGCCGCAAGCTTTCCTAGGCTTGCGGCTAAAGCACTTGCCCCTGACCCAGCAGACTTAAATTTGCCGGTTGTTGCTCCTGCCGTTGCATTGAGCTTATCAACCGCTTGACTGGTCGCCTGCGCGCCTTGCTGCACCTGCCGCAGTTTGCTGACAGCACCGCTGCTGTCAACATTGATTGCGACATTAGCGACGACAGACACAGCGCAACCCTACCGCCTTTGTTTCATTCTACGCTCTTGCTCTTCATTGGTCACGTCAAAGTAGGCCGACCACAACAGCAACTCTTCTAGCGTGATTTCTGATTTAAGCCGCACCAAGCTGTAGCCAAGTTCTTTGGCTACACCTAACTGCAGCATCAATAAATTGTCACGCTTTAGCTGCGTTTTTAATGCTTTTCATGTCCAGCTCTTCTGCATCCTCTGGATTGGTGATAATTGCAAGCATCATGCCTTGCAGGTCAGCATCCAGCACTTCGTTTTTTAACTCGGCAATTTGACCAGCAGCAAACAACCGATTACCCGTGTCATCCATGGCTTTGGTGACCAGCAGGTTCAATGCAAAGCCGTTGGTGTCATCACCGCCAGGCATCTTCTGCGCCCGCTCACGCTCGGCCATGGTCAATGGCGCGCAGTAAAACTCAAACTCACTGCCATCGCTAAGGGCAACAACGCGCTTAGTCGGCGTCAGATTGGCCGCTTTCTTGAGGCGATCTAGGGCGCTTGCCATGAAAATCCAATAGATAGCTGTACCTTAGACGCAAAAAAGCCCCAGCGCAAGCCGGGGCAATTTGCTATCAGGCGCTGGTGCTGAAGTCAAACGTCGGGACACCGCTAGGACGGAAGGTGATCTCCACCATCTGCGCATCGTCGGGGTTGATGTTCAAGCTGGCGCTCAGCAGTACGGCATCCATTGCGATGCTGCGGCTAAGGGCTTCAGTGCCTTGCTTGTCGGTGTATAGCTTGAAGCCGCAACCAACCTGCTGCCGCTGAAGCACATCTTCCACCATCCGGTTGGACAGTGCCGCATCTTCGTTGGTGACGTAAACGCTGGCGGTACCACTGCCATCGGCAAAGCCAGGGATGTAGGCACGGAACGGTGCATACTGACCAGCGGTTTGACCGATGGTGGTTACGTCGATTTCAGCGCGGCTGATTTCAAACGACCATGACTGCACCTGCCCAACGGCGGCGTAGTCGGCGTAGTACACCTCAAACTCGTTAGGTGCTACAGCAGTGCCGTCATCAGTGATGGCAAGGATGGTGCCACCAGCAGAGGTTGAAACCGTCAGCGCACCAGTGGCGGCGGTGTAACTGAGGACGTAGTAAGTGGTGGCTGCATCGATGGGCGAGGGCAGCGTGCCAGTGCCAGAGCCGCCGGTCTGGCTGTTGATGACGCGGAATTTAACGGGGTCGCCAGCTTTGAAATTCAGGTATGGCTGCACCGTGATGACATCAGTGCTGGCATTCACGCCAGTTTCGGGGAAGTTGCCGTTAGTGCCGGCAGGTTTGTAGAAGAGAGCGCCGGACGTACCGGACAAGACAGTGACGGCCATTGTTGTGAACGGTAGTGGCTTGAATCAGTGTACCTAGTCTAGGTACGCTTCAAACGTTGCTGTAAGTTGCGTTTGGTAATACGGCTGCGGTGCTGCAGGTGTTACCTGAGCTGGCCCTGATGCCGGATCAAAGATGATGCTAGAAAACTTGGCGCGATCAAATAAATCCTTGACGCGCTCGGCAATGGTGAAATTAGCCGCTGCGCCAACGCCAATGGGCGTAAACACATTGACCACTAGGGTGCCGTTTTGCCGGTTGAAGCTGGTAAGCGTTGCATAGGCATTGTCACCAAAGCGGATGAACACCTGAATCCATGGCGTGTTGTTAGGTGGCGTGAATGGGACGTTCTGATAGCTGACGGGATAGGCTGGCGATAGCGCCATCTGCGTGGCGATGCGACCTTCAATGGCGCTGCGCACGTCGTTATAGGTGCTGCTCATGATTCCCTGCCGATGCGTGCTGCTGCAATTCTGACGCGGCCCTGCACATCCTTGGCAACACCCTGCACCCATCCTGCAGGTGCCTGTTTGGACCAAGCTCGCCCGTCTTTAGTAGAGGCAGTTGCCAGCCGCTCGGCATACGGCAGGTTGTTGTGGACTGAGTAAACGTTACCGATGCGCTCTTGACCAGCTTGGTAGCCAATGGTGATACGGCGCTCAAGGCTTGGATCTTTAGGAGGTTTTGTAGCGTCTCGGTATTGGCCGGTAGCAGGCTGTTGCTCGCCTCCGTCATATGAGCCGGCAGTGTTTTCGCCTGTAGCCCAACTAGCGCGGAATCTGCCAGTATCAACAGGGCTTGCCATTTTTAGTAGCAGCTCAGTCTCAAGCACGGCAGACCGCAGCAACTTCTCCATCTGGTCCTCGCAGTACCTGCCAATATCACCAACGCGGATGGTGCGTGCCATCAGTCCCTCAAGATCAGCTCGTAGGTAATTGGTTCGTTGTCCTGCTCAATAGTCCGCACCTCAATCACCTGCAACGTGCGGTTGCTGATGATGACACGATCAGCAGTTGTTGGCACCGCTGCGGTATCTGCTGCTGCAATGATCAGCCGCTTATCGCCAGCTTGGATCAGGTCATTCACCTCACGCAATGCCACATTTTCCAACACACCACGCAATGCGGTATCGCTGGTGGTTTCGCTGACGGTGCCAGTAGTTGGGTTGTAGATGCCAGGCGTGACGCGGCGTAATGTTGCAACACCGCCAAACTTTGCCATCAACTTGCTGGCAACCTTGCGTAGTGGAACGGCTAGTGTCACGCGAACACCTCGCTGGCAACAATCCTGCCGCGACTAAAGGCAATGTCAACGTTGCTGCTGTGGTTGGCGATGAACAGTGCTACTTCATCGTTAGCGGCCATGCTGATCATCCAGTTGGTGACCAACTTGGCTTCCTCGTTGCCCGAGCCGGTGAAGGCGCGGCATTCGGTTTGATCTATGGCGGTGCCATTTTTGGCCAGCTTGATACCGAGCACTTTGTTGTTGCCGCTGACGGTCTTGGCGTCGATGCTGCCGTAGATCTGCATCAGCTTGGTGGCGCCGCTGGTGTTCTTCACCGCAAATGCGTTGGTGGTGCCGAGCGTCATGCCGCTTGCGGTGGCGGTGTCAAAGGTGGCGGTTAAGCCGGTGGAGACGTACACGCCCTGCGTAACTATGTCAATGGTGCCGCTATCCATCTTGCTGGCCTGACCGCGCACCATTAGAGCAGCAGCACCAGATGGGCCTGCAGGACCGGGCGTTGCAACAGTGACTGTATTGGTAGTTTCGTTAACGGTTACGGTTGTCATGGTGCTGTATAACCCTCGGATACGTACACGATACCTTCAAGGTAGTAGTTGCGTAACCCGCTGGAATCTTCTAGCAGCACGTCGTAATACGCCTCATCTGGAAACGCAGCAGTTTGCGTATCGGTCAATGCAATGCTGATGGTGCCTGTAGCGCGGTTCGTGTAAGTAACGGCAAAGTCAGCGTATTTAGTGGTGCGGCCTGCATTCCAGACCTGCGCGTAGGCGGTCCAACCGGTGAGGTTGATGGCAGCACCAGTACTGTCTTTGAACTGCAGCGACAGGTCGTAATCAGCCCGTCGCTGCACGGTGATATTGTGCTGGCCAGGTTGAACGCTCATGCAGCAATTCTAATCACAGCACCGGCACGACGTATTCCGTTGTCGTCCCTGCGTAGTGCTTCCACACCACTTCATTTGAATTGCCAGCCCAGGCGGAAACTTGAGCAACAGGGATACCAGCTTCTAGCCAGCGGCTGATTGCCACATGGCGCAGGTCGTACGGGCGGTATCGGGCTTTGACCAAGCCCGCGCTGTGCAGCTCATCCACCCGCTTACGGAAGAAGCTTTGGAAGGCGTAGCGATTCCAAGGGAAGATGTACCGCCCTTCACGCGGCTGGGCTTCAATCAGCTCCTTAGCTCTGGCGTTAAGCGGCACCCACCTTTGCTTGTTGGTTTTGGTGCTGTCCTTGTGGCCATGGGTGAGGGTGTAGTTGCTGTGGACCAGGATGCGGCTGCCATCAAGATCGTCCCAGCTCAGGGCCCGAACCTCTCCGGTGCGCATTGCGGTCTGGAGCATCACCTCGGCAAAGCTGGCCCAGTTGACTGCAGAGTGGTGGCGCTTGGATTCGAGTGCGATCAGCACCAGCGGGATCTCATCGCGGGGAATCACAGTGACTTCGTGATCCTGCTGCGGCGCCTTGGGCACGCGGAAGTTGGCAACTGGGTTGCGCTCCAGTAGGCCAACATCCTCGGTTGCAGCCCAGCGGTACATCGAGCGCACGAACATGGTCACGCGGCGGGCAGACTTGACCGGCTGCTGGCTAAGTACCCAAAGCAGCACCTGCCGGCCTTGACTGAGGTCTTGCACTGGACAGCGGCCCAGCCATTTAGTGACTTGGGCGTAGTCGGTGCAGAGGCTGGTGGGCGAGAGCGAAATGCTGCGCTCTTGCAGGAACATGCCCCACGCATCGTGGAGCGTAGGCAGGGCAGGGCCTGCCGCATAAGCTTGCGTCATTGGGTCCAGTAACAGTGGATCTGGTCACGGGTCAGGCAGTTGACGCTGCGCTGGCCCACCCCACTAATAGCACAGAAAGCGCTGACAAGTCGGGGACACTACGAGGGTTGCTCAAATATCTGGGAACGGTGCAGTGGGTGGGGTGAAGTTAGCCGTGTAACGGGCGACGCCAAGAGTGATGCGAAAATCGTCTAAAAATCCGTTATAGTTATTACCTGCTGGCAACCCAGCAATATCTGGATAAGTACCTATTAAAAAATTAGTAGTGCTTGCCGAAATAGATTGAGCACTTGTAGCTGAATTAACAAGAACACCGTTGATAAAGAGTCGAAAAGTTGAACCATCTTTACTTACTGCTAAGTGTTGCCATTGGCTGACCACAAGCCCAGAAGCACTTACCAGAGCCAGTCCAACATTAAAGGGCGCCCAGTAAAATTCCAAGTTAGTGTTGCTTTGAGCCAAGATAAGTTGTTCGTTTTTCCAGTTTCCTGCTAGTACGCGAAACCCGGATACACTGTTAAAATAGGCCCAAGTTTCAATAGTAAATTTATCTAATTGAAAATTTATAATTGGGCAATTAAGTCGGTCGCCAGTACCATCAAATACAATCGAACTTCCGCCAAATTTTGACTGTGCCGTACTAATTTTTGCATCTGCAACTGGAGTAACAGTCTTAGGGCTTGGGCTGCTATCCGTAATCGTCGTAGACCCGTTAGCCCCATCCCCATGAAGCAGCAGGCTGACCTGGCTCCGGTAAAGATCCACGGGGTTCTTCTCGGACCCTGTAATAACCCAACTCATGGCACCATCCTCCAGGGGTGATTAGTGGCAGTGGTTTCGATGTGGGTCATGGTTAGTAGATGGCGTAGTGGGCGTTGATGTTGGAATTGATTCCAGCACGATTAGCCGCTTGGCTTGAGGGGTAAATGATAAATTCCCTTAGGGACATAGATGAATAATCAGTCGCACCAACTCCACGTCCAATTCGCAAAGGTTCATTGCTAACCAAGTAGCTACCTCCAACATTAACAGTTGAAGTGCTACTATTGAGCCCGAAGGTAGAACTTGATCCAGACCAGGTCAAAAAGCTTAGTATGTTATTTGTAGAGCTAGAACTTGAATCGTAAACGCTACCTGCAAAAGCAGCCAAATTTCCTGAGTTGCCAATCCAATAAAGTACGGCACCAGCAGAAGGGGACCTGAATATATTTTGATCTGTACTACTGCCACTGTTTCGCTTTGTGGCGATAACAGTAGTGAACGGTTGGTTAATGGTTGTGTTGTTGACTTGCAGCAAAAAATCATCGCTTCCATCAAATCGCATTACCGGTTTGGATGCTTCCAGGATTAAGCTACCAGCAGACACAATCTGAGGCTGGCTAGCGCTCGTTGCTTGACCAGCATTATTTGCGTTGCCGCTTTGGTCGTACAAAGTACGCACAAAACCATCACCGGCTCCACAGAACGTAGTCAGGGTGCCATCGGTTACTTGCGTGGTAGTGAAGTCCTGTTCAGTGTTATCAGAACTACGCCTTACACGAACAACAGCTCCTCCATAATTAGCTGACAATTGGCGCAGGCTGTAAGCAGCGGCAGCCCCACCGTAAGCATCCAGGAGCCCAGTGGTCACGCCGTCCTTCTTAAGCACCACCTTTCCAGGCATGTAGATCGGCATCAGACCACCTCCGTTTTACGTTGCAGATCGGCAATAGACCGTCTTCCGGTGCCATTGCGGATCCTGGAAATTGTTGTCTTAGCTACGCCATATTTACAGGCAAGTTCTTTTGTCTTTATGTCGCTGCTCACAATAAACTCAACGTCTCTGTCTAGCAGTTTACAGTTCCCATGCTTTTCGCCGTAGGCAACTGTAGCCTGCCAGATTCGATCAGCGTTATTCTCCCCTGGGGTCCCCCAGCGCAGGTTTTCCAGGTAATTATTTTTGCTGTTTCCGTCTAAATGCCTGCATTCGCATCCATCGGGTCGAGCACCGCAGAATGCAAGCAAAACAGCGTGGTGAACCTTCATGAAAACTTTCTTTCTGCCGGGTGCGGACAAAAGCACTCCCAGGTAACCATCTTGGTCATTGGTAGCTGAACGCACTTTTCCTTTGTAATTTGCCTTGGTACCATTGTTTTTGTAAACAATTCTATCCACGCTTCTGATTGCCCCAAGATTTGAGACTTCGTAAAAGGATTCCCATCCTGGAATGAATTTCCATTCCTCCTTCTGGCTTGCCATTGCGAGGCTCATGGCTGACACCTCGTAGTGTTATAGGTTTCGGTCATGGTATTGCTACTCCAAATGCGGTGATGAGTGCTGACACGCGGGCGTCAAGTAGGGCGAGGTCTAGGGATTCGCCGATGCTGTAGAAGGCAAAGCGGGCGTTGGTTGGGACTTGTATTGTGCCACTGTTGTTCACCGCGAAGACTGCCATAGATACGCTTCCTGATGCACTAGATGCAGCCGTAGCCGTAACGCTTGTATTGTTGTTGCGCACCAAGTACGAAGCGCCAGAACTCCTGCTAACACCAACTAAGCTGGGCGCTGCTGGTGTAATAGAAAAGCTCGTGCCGCCAGAGTTTAGGCGTACACTGTCTGAATTTATTCTTTTGCCAAAGTTGGTTGAGCCCCCGATGTAACCAGTCGCAGCACTGCCAGCAGTGGCTGCAAAAACAGTCAAGTGACAATTATCTTGCGGATCTGCATCGCTTAGTCTTCCACTGCTTAGATACTTTGTACTTGCGTCGCCCACTAGGCCCGTCTTCCGGTTGTAATCACCAGAGACAAAATTGAAATTCGTAGGAGCCGTCCCAGCAAGCGGAACCAAAGCACCACTCAGCGTCCTAGCCCCAGCAAGGATGCAGCTCGCCTTAATGGCTGACCATGTGCCGTCCAGCTTGCAGCCGACCACAAAGTCGTTGATGGCTTTGCCGACACCGAACTCCAACAGTTGACCATCAGCCGCTTCCACCGCATTGACGTATGCAATGGCGTCGGCATCAGTCATACCGTTGAAGCCCGGCTTGACGATCAGCGTCATACTTCCTCCTTAACAACCGGCGGAGTAGTGTCGTTGTCTAGTGGGGGAACGGGTGCCACATAAGGGGTGCCATCAGCATTGAACTGGGGCGCGATGGGGCCGGTGTAATAGGGGCCGACCTTGAGGTCTTGGCAGACTTTAGTTGCCATGCTGGTGGCGTATTCCTCCACCACTTCCTCAGGGGTCTTACCCTCCAGGGAAGCCGTGGCGATGATGCCAGGGGCCAGGGTGTCGTCGATGTCGATTGTGAATTGAGCCATGATGGTTACCTAAGGGGAAAAATTAGATGCCAATGACGCGCCAGTTGGCGCCGTTGTACCAAACGAGAGCAGCGGCAGCGCCACCACCCACGACGGTTACGCCCACGGCAGGGGCAGTTGCGTCAGTGACGCGAGTAAGCATTCCAACCACCGGAGCAGCAGGCAGACCAGCAACAGTGCTGGATACAACCACCTCAGCCACGCTGTTGACTTTGACGGTGCCGGTGCCAGCAGCAGTCAGGTTGAGCGGGATGTTGTCAGCGCCGGTTCCAGCAGTCTCGGCGGCAAGGGTGACTGCAGTGCTGGTGCTGCTCAGCGCAGCGCGGACGTAGTTGCTGGCATCCGTAAATGTGCCGTAGACGCGGAAGGTTTGGGCGTTGGTGGTGCGCCTCTGGGCAAGAGTGTTAGCGGCGTCGCGGATAATAGTAAGATCGCTGCCCAATACGTCTGGGGCGCCAGACGACCAACTAAGACCAGTGCCAGAGTTTAGGGCGAGGTTAGTGGTTCCAAGGCTATAAATAACGGTAGTGCCATCCGCTATTTCAAATAGAGTGCCGAATCTAAAGAAAATTCCAGCGCTAGCTCCTCCGCTAAATTTAATAGCAGGTGCAGTTTTAGATCCGTCCGCAAGTGTCAGTTGGCCAGCAGAGTTCACAGCGGCCCTGCTCGTCCCATTCACCTGCAGATCCAGCAGGTTCCCAGCAAACCCAGACGCCGCATTAACACCAAGACCCGTGCCACTGGTGCTCCACGCAGTCGAAGTCGTCCCTGCGGGCTCGATCAGAACCTGAGGCTTGGTTGTGGTGGACGTACCACCCGTAAACCAAGTGCCGGTGACGTCCAGCGGTGGGGTGCTGGCTGCTCCGTTAAGGGCAAGCGTCACGTCACCAGTTGCGCCAACGACGCTGCTAGGGACACCAGCATTAGCGCCAGCGTTGTTGTAGACCAGTTGCCCACTAGAGCCTGCAACTAGTCCGACGGTGCCAGTGGCGTCAGGGAAGCTGATCGTGCGGTTCGCCGTGGGCGTGACGACCTGGAGCGTGGTCGTGAAGCTCCCGCCGTCGTTCAGGTTGATGTCCCCGCCCAGGGTGACCTGGTTGGTGGTCTTGTTGTACGTGAAATCCGCGTCACCACCGAACGCACCGTTGTCGTTGAACTGGACCTGAGTGTTCCCAGCTTGGCCACCAGCGGCGTTAGCGCCACCTGAGCCACCAATGAGCCGTTTCATGGGTCTTACTCCGCGGTAGAGAGGGCCACCTTGAACACGACGCTTGGAGAGCCCCCTGAGAGGCTCACCAGCCGCCCTCTGACGTACGACACAGGTGCCTGGCTGACGGAGTACGCCGTGGTGGCGTTAGCGGTCAGCGTGGTGTCGGCTTCGACGGGGTCCAGGTTGAACCAGTTGGTGGCGTCCAGAGAGCCCTCCAGGCGGATCACGACGTTGGTGCCGATCGACGACACCGTGACCTGGAACACGATGTTGTCTTGGATGCCCAGGGCCTGGAAGTCGGTGGTGCCTGCCGACGTCAGGGTCCCAAGGGTGGTGACGATTGGAGAGCTCATGGCGGTTTAACCGGCAGTGGTGTCGATGACCACGAAGTTCAGGGTCACGGCTTCGCCCAACGACCCGGCGCTGGTGTTGGTTACGCGAAAAATGGCAGAGCCGGCACCGACGTCGACGCAGTGAGCGTTGTACGAACCAGCGGTGCCACCGGTGCCTTGGTTCGTCACGACGACGTCAGTGCCGGAGATGGCGCTGTTGGTCAGAGTGAACTGGACCGCGGCGCTTGAAGCCAGGGCCGCGTTGTGCATCGTGATGACACCGGCCTTGGCGTTCAGGGTGACGCCCTGGGTTTTGCTGGTGCCTTGGGTGACGGTGCCGAAGCCAG